CTTTTTTTTCTTAGGCATTATTTTTGTGATGCATACTTTATAGATTCTTCTTTTACTTGAGCTTCAATAGTACCTTGTACTTGAGGTCCTTTTCTAGCTGCACCATAACCTTGTCCGGTTGGTCTACCTACAATATTATTTAAATCATATTTCTTTCCGGTTCTGCCTTGGCCACCTTCTATAATTGTTTTACCTACAAATTGTCCCATTAGTTACATCCTCCATAAATTGAAGCAACAAGTTTATTACCTATGCTGCCACCTTGTTTAGCTCTTATTGTTTTTCTCTTTTGATTTTTTATTTTAATATTTCTTATTGGTTTTTGTTTAACTTTAGTTTCCTGTAAGAATCTTTTTTTTGCTAACTTAATAGCTTCTTCTGTAGAATAACCTTCTTCTTTAAACTGTTCTACTAAATCCTCTAATGACTGTGGCATAATTAATTTCCTTTATCATAAAAAGATTGTACAAACTGATTACCATTATTAGAAACTTTACCACCATATAACTGATAAGCCATGCCTCCACCTTTCTTATTCATAACTTTACCACCTTGTTTTTTAAATCCCATGTTGTTTCTTACTCCTGTAGGTAGCTTGCTTAAACCTATACCTTTATTACCTGCAGGTACATCTTTTAAATTTTTCATATTATTGCCTCTTGTTACTTGTAAGTTTATATTACTTCTACTAATACTCATTAGTCTGAACCTTTAACTACTGGTGTTGGGCCACCTAATGGATTAGCAGGACTTTGCATATCATCTCTTCTAGTTCTTCTAGATTGATTTCTTAATGCATTAATTGAACTTTGATACTTTTGTTCCATTGTAGGAACTAAAGAAAAGTTCTTCATGAATATCATTGACTCTACCATACATGCATCAAATAAAGCATTATAACAAAACTCGCTAAAATAGTTTGATGTGGTAGCACTTGCTCCTGTAGCACTAGATAATGCTAAAGGTCTTTTTGTAGTTTGTATCTCACCAGTTAATGCTGAAGCTGGTGTAGGTACTATATAAATTTCTGTGTTATTTTTTCTTGAATAGTATCTTGGTGTTCCTGTTGATGCACTTGCATGAGGAAAATAATCTATTGCATATTCGTATGTTCGTTGTAATAATGGTGTTATATTAGATGAAGCACTTGTTTTATAGTTTACATTTCTAACTACTAATGTACCTTCTGGTACTGTTACTATAGGGTCTCCTGCAGTAAAACTAAAACTAGAATAATTATCTAAACCAAAATCATCTAGTTCTTTCATTAATCTACTTTCAGCTCTTTCTACAATATTAGATATTTGTGATTCATATTCATTAGAATCATTCTCTGTAGTATTTATTAAATCTGTTTTTAAAAACGAATACGAGGGCATGTATTATCCTACTATTAAAGTTATACCACCATTAGCACCAGGTGTAGAAACACTTACTGTTCCTCTACATCTAATACCAAGTTCTCCTATATAAATATCTGCTTGCCCACTTGCCGGAACTTGAAACTTAATTTTACTTCCTTTAGAGTCTTCAATATCAATAGTACCATTAACTGTTGAGTAAGCATGTATTGCTAAAATTCGTGTGTCACCTTGTGTGGTAACAGCTACTCCAGTTCCTTGTATAAATTTTGACGTAATGTTTGTTGACATTTTAATTCCTTAATGTTAGTATAGGAAGGCAGAGTAACTCATACCTTCCCATAATTTTATTAGACTCCTGGGTTTCCGATATACCCTCGCCAGTCAGATACACCAAAAGAATATCTTTCTCTTGCTTTAAATCTGATGTTTCCGGTATCAAAATCAGGTTCCATTTTAGTTTGTAAAGGTGTTCTAGTGAACATCTTAGTACCATTTGGAACGTCAGTTTTTATGAAATACGCATCTGGGTCATTGAATCTTCTGTTTACAAAGAAACCATTAGGAACTAGTCCCATGTTCTTTAAACTGTTGATGTCATTGTCTGCACTTCCAGTTGTACCTGGGGTGTTTAAAATTACATCAGCAACGAAGATTAATTCGTTAGGTACGTGTAATGATACTGCTCCTGCTCCAATCAAAATACCTCTATCATCTTTAAGTTGTTGTACTTGTATTAAAGATGTTTCAAGTGTAGTTTGAGATAAGTCAGCATTAGTGCCATTGTTTGCATAATTGCTTTGTGTTCCACCAACAACTACTGGGTGAGCAGTGCTTATAAAAGCCTGTCCATCACCAATAGCAGTAGCACCAGCAGTAAAAGCATTATTGAAAACTGAAGCAGCTTTCTGTTGCTTTGTATTTGCCATTGCTCTTGCTAAACCTTTTGCTCTTAACTTTGAAAAAGTGTCATAGAGGTTGTCCTCCATTGCTTCTTCTGTAATTGCAAAAGCAAGTGCGATTGTTTCATTTTGATATCTAGCGACATAACTTTCGCTTGCATTATCAAAAGATACAGCAGCACCTTCTAGTTTAGTTGGGGCAGTACCAAATCCTGTAAAGAGGACTTCCTCTTCAAAAGACCTGTCTGAGTTCTCTATATCATATAGAGGCTCATGTTCATTGTTAACTTCTCCATACTCCATTCCAAAGACTGCATTCAATCCAGGAAGGAGCTCTTTACTAATAGCAGCTCTATTTATAGCCATTTTATATTATCCTTTCCTAGTTATTATACAGATGTTGAAACTTGAGCTTTCACAAAATTACTTCTGTGTCCACTTAAATAAACTTCAACAATTGGGTATTGGTCAGTATCAGTTACATTACCATTGACAGAATCGCCATCTAAGTCTTTTCTACCAACAACTCTTGCATGTGCACCTATTTCGACAGCAACTCCAACTGGAGCTCCTACTAATCTATAGTTTGATTGTCCTGTAAGTGTGCTACCAGCAGCAGCTCCACTAACAGTAGCTGTATAGCTATTTACGATACCAATCTCTCCATCCGATAAAGTAGAGTCTGCTTGTACATAATAAGTTTGTGCAGGGTCTGTAATGACATGAAGTTTGACATCAGTAACACATGTTCCACCAGGAAAATATCTAGAAAATTTTGGCTCTCCATTTTCTACATATTGACATCCTTGGAAAACACCAGAAGGCTTCAATGATGTTGAAGCTAAAGGTGTTATAGTTCCACCAGTATCAATAACAATCAAATCTCCAGCAAATATATTATTTGGAAGAAGGGCTGTTATAGCGATAGCTGAGTTGGAAACAGGTTGTACTATCTGTCCGTAACCTTCACTGTTCGGCTGACCATCTCTTTTTCGAGCAGGGAGAAAACCAAATGGATTAAAAGTTGTAGCCATTATAATTCTCCTTAAATAAAAAAAAGTTGATTAAAAAATTAATCCTGAAACGAAGGTCTTCTTCCTTTCGTAACAGAACTTTTACTTGTATTACTTATAGGCATCTGAGAAGTTGATTGATTCATTAATTGTTGATTAACAGCATCCATCATCTGACCAGACTTCTTTAAGTAATGTGCTTTTTTCGCTTCTAGTTTAAACGTAGGTATTTTACCTAATGCTAAGTCTCCACGACAGACTACACCAGCATAGCGACCTTCCTTCCTTACGATAGAAGTTGCTCCCATTTCAGGTACCTCCTCTGGAGTCACAAATTCCCAGCCTTGTTGTTGTTTCTTACCGATATTTTGATAATCTTCTTTATCTTTTAAATCGATACGAAGCCAGCCCAAGGTCATGCCTGAATTTTTAAACTTCTCAGTAACTACATCAGGGATGTTAGTTATAGATGGTTCTTCAAATACATAATCTTTTTGTGCTCTTTCGTTGGTTTCTCTGGTTTGAGAACTACGTACATTATTTCGTGTCATTATTTACCTCCACGTTGCATATTAATTGTTGTATAGTCACCTTCAGATTTAGTTACCTTCATCTTTTCGGCAGCATACTGTTCAAGTGGTATTCCCCATTTACTAGCAAGTCGAACATCTTCTTGAGATAATTTAACTTTCTTTGGGTTAGGAGAGGAACGTGACCCTCCTGCAACTACTTGAGATGGTGATGACGAACCATCAGTGCGTTCTGTTTGTGCTGGCTTACTCTCAAACTTATTGGGAAAAGCTGCACGAATTCTATTATCAATTTCTGAATAAAAATCTTCATCCGTAGGATTATAACCTTCATTCTTTAATTCAGCATCTATTGCTAAAGCTGAAGCAGTCATTATATTATCTTTACCAAACCATTCATTATTAGCTTGCCAATCTACAGCTCTTGGGTCTGCTTGAACTGGTTGTTGCACTGGTTGTTGTGCAGGCTGTGCTTTTTGTTTTGGTTGTTCAGTAAATTTACTTTTTGTTACTGCTACATTTTTTAAATCAGTTTGTGCTTCATTTAATGCTTCTTGTGCTTTTAATAGCTTATCTTTATCTTGTGCCTCAAAAGCATCTGCATAAGAACTTCTAGCTAATTCAAGTTTATCTTTTAATTGCTTTTCAGTTGCATCTAAATTTAGTTTACTGACTTGATGAAACTCGTTTTCTTTTGTATTATAAGAACTTTTTAGTTGTTCATTTTGTTGAATGAGTTGATTTATCTGCTCATCTCGTTCTTTTCTTTGACGTATTAATTGTCTAATTCTTTTTTCTGCACCTTTGGTTTCAATACCATCTAATTCTTTTGGTGCTTCTTTAGCAGGCTCTTCTGCTTTAACTGGTTCTGGTTCAG